ATGGCGGGACAGAGAGGGCGCGACGTGCTGATCCAGATCGGGGACGGGCAGGCGCCGGAAGCGTTTGCGACGGTGGCGGGCATAAGGGCCAAGACGATCGCCCTCAATGCGGGGCTGGTGGACGCCACGACGGCGGACAGTCCGGATGCGTGGCGGGAGCTGATCGCTGGAGCGGGGGCCAAGCGGGCGGACGTTTCAGGCGCCGGCGTCTTCAAGGACGCAGCATCGGACGAGCGGATGCGTGCAGCCTACTTCAGCGGCCAAACGATAAATGCGCGATTGGTCATTCCGGGCTTTGGCACGCTGGCGGGGCCGTTCGTGATCGCAGAGCTAAGCTATGGCGGCGAGCATGACGCAGAGGCGACGTTCGCCGTGAAGCTGGCCAGCGCGGGCGCGGTCACGTTCGCGGCGGGATGAGAGGGTGGGTTGTGGGGGATGAGACAGGCCCCCTCCGTCTGCCGCGCAAGAGCGCGGCATCCACCTCCCCCGGCTTTGCCGGTGGAGGACCCGGCGAGACGGAGGGACAACCCACGGGGAGGCGTTCAATGACCAATCACATACGCGGCGATGTTCCAATCGTGATCGATGGCGTGACGCGTCGCCTGCGGCTGACGTTTGGGGCGCTGGCGGAGATCGAGGGTGCGCTCGGATCACGCGACCTGGGCGAGATGGGCGCACGGGTGGCGCGGTTGAACGCCGGAGAGTTGCGGGCGGTGCTGGCGGCGTTGTTGCGCGGGGCCGGTGAGGACGGGGCGTGGGTGGATGGCGCCGGCGTTGACCTGGCTGCGGCGTCGCGCGCGATCGCGGCGGCGTTTCGGGGAGCGATCGCATGAGCGCGATGCCGTGGGGCGCATTGTTGCGGGCGGCGGCTCGGATGGGAATTCCGCCGGAAGCGTTCTGGCGGATGAGTCTGGCGGAATGGCGACTGATGGCGGGCGCCGGCGCAAACGCGGCGATGACGCGCGCCGAACTCGAGGAGATGGAGCGATGCATGGAGGGCGAGCATGGCGGAAGCCGTTGAGACAGGCGTGGATGCCGCGGCGCTGAGTGCGGAGCTGGCGGAGGCTGGCGCGGCTCTGGAGGCGTTTGCGAACGGGCCGGCAAAAATTGCAGGTGAGGCGCTTGAGGCGGCGTTTGTGAAGGCGGGGCGATCCATCGAGAGCGAGCTGTCCCGAATTGCGAGGACGGGAGAGGCGGATCTGGAAAGGCTGGCGACCGCGATTGCGGCGACGCTGGCGCAGATGGCCCTGAAGCAGGCGTTCGGGGGCGGATCAGGAGGGAGCGAGGCGGGATCGCCGGTCAATGTGGTGATGAACTTCGCAGCGGGCGCCAGCGGCGCCGATGCGGCGGGGTCGTCGAACCAGATCGCGGCGGCGGTGGCGCGGGCGGTACGAAGGGGAGCGCGGTTCTCATGAGCTTTCACGAGGTGAGACTGCCGCTGGCGCTGGCCTTCGGGTCGGCGGGCGGACCCGAACGGAGGACGGAGATCGCGAGGCTGGCGTCGGGACGGGAGGCGCGCAATGCGCGCTGGAGCGGATCGCGCCGGCGATGGGATGTGGGCGGAGCGGCGATGAAGCTTGACCTTGCCCACGCGCTGGTCGGGTTTTTCGAGGCGCGCGGCGGGCGCCTGAACGGGTTCCGCTTTCGCGATCCGCTCGACTGGAAAAGCCGCGAACCATCGGGCGCCGTCACGGCAGGCGATCAGCCGCTGGGGATCGGAGACGGCGTCACGGCGACGTTCCAGCTGATCAAGCGCTATGCCGATGGTGGAGGAAGCTGGGACCGCCCAATCCGCAAGCCGGTCGGGGGAACGGTTGTGGCGGCGGTCGATGGGGCGGTAGCGGCGGGCCTGGCGGTGGATGCGACGACGGGCGTGGCGACGTTCGCAGCGGCGCCGGCGATGGGAGCGGTGCTGACGGCCGGCTTCGAGTTCGACGTGCCGGTGCGTTTCGACACCGATCGCCTTGAGCTGTCGCTGGAGGGCTTCGACGCGGCGCGGGTGATGCGCGCGGTGGTGGTGGAGGTGGCGGCGTAGGGGCGGTGCGTTTGGCGGTGCGTTTGGAGGGAAGCCCCCTCCGTCTCGCGACGAAGACGTCGCGATCCACCTCCCCCGGCTTTGCCGGTGGAGGACACGGCGCCCTCCAGCGCAATTACAAGGGATGCTTCATGAGACAGATTTCGGAAGCCTTCGCCGCACGCCTGGCGTCGGGCGCGACGACGCTGTGCGCCTGCTGGCGGATCGAGCGGCGGGACGGCGAGGTGTTCGGGGCGACCGATCATGACCGGCCGGTCAGTTTTGGCGGCGTCGAGCATGAACCGGTTTTTGCGCTGGCGGGCGCCGCGCTGGAGACGGGAGCGGGGCTGGCGCCGGGACGGGCCGCAGCCGCCGGCGCGCTCGACGCCGCGTTCATCCGCGAGAGCGATCTCGAAGGCGGGCTTTGGGACGGGGCGCGCGTCGATGTCTGGCGGGTGGACTGGAGGGCGCCGGAGCACGGGGTGCGCGTGTGGTCCGGGCGGCTGTCGGAAGTCGGGCGTTCGGGCGCTGGATTTGTCGCGGAGCTGGTGAGCCTGAAGGCCGATCTCGAACGGACCGTGGGCCGTGTCTATGCGCGCAGGTGCGACGCCGACATCGGGGATGCGCGGTGCGGCGCCGATCTGGCCGGACCCGCGTTTCGCGGCGAGGGCGTGGTGGTGGAAGCGTCAGGCGGCAAAGTTTTTCGCGCGAGCGGACTCACGGCGTTCGCCGATGGCTGGTTTGCGGGCGGACGGGTGACATGGAGCACGGGCGCGAATGCGGGCGCGGGCGGCCGCGTGGCGGTGCATGGCGCTGGAGAGGTCGCGCAGATCGAGCTGGCGGGCGCCGTGAGGTTTCCGATGGCGGTGGGCGATGCGTTCGTGGTGACGGCGGGCTGCGACAAGGGCTTCGCGACATGCGGGACGAAGTTCGCCAATCGCGACAATTTTCGCGGCTTCCCTCATCTGCCGGGAATGGACGCGGTGCTGGCGGGGCCGGCGTCGGACCGGGCCAATGATGGCGGACGGCGCGCATGATGGCGACACGGACGGCGATCGTCGCGGAGGCGCGGCGGTGGATCGGCACGCCTTATGCGCATCAGGCCAGCGTGCGGGGCGTCGGGACGGACTGCCTCGGCCTGGTGCGCGGCGTGTGGCGC